CTCCTAGATGCTGGCCAGTTCGCCAATCTCCCCGGCGGCTTCAAGGCCCGTGGCATCAGGATTGTCGGCGGTGATGACCCCATCGCCCCCGGCGAATTCAAGGAAGTCGAAGCAACAGGCATGGACCTGAACAAGGCCATTGTCCCACTCCCATACAAGGAGCCTTCCCAGACCCTGTTCCAGCTTCTTGGCTTTATCACGCAAGCCGGTCAAAAATTCGCAGACTCCACGGACGCTGTGGTATCTGACGCATCGAACTACGGCCCCGTGGGAACGACCTTGGCCCTGATCGAGGCTTCAGCAAAGCTCTTCTCGGCCATTCACAAGCGCCTACACAAGAGTCAAAAAGACGAACTAAGAATTCTGGCCCGGTTAAACTACGAGTTCCTCCCAGATGAGCAGATGATGATCCCTATTCCGGGCCGGGAACTCCCTGTCACCCGTGCTGACTTCGACGGACGTGTCGATATCATCCCGGTCTCTGACCCTAACATTCCCTCACAGGCTCATCGTCTGGCACAGGCCCAGCTACTTCTCCAGATTTCAGCACAGTCAGCCCCCGGCACCTATGACATGCGAGAAGTACACAGGTCCTTGCTCACAGCCGCCGGTGTACGGGAACCATCACGTTTCCTCTCCGCCGAAAAGGAACCTCAAGAACAAGATCCTGTCTCTGATATTCTGGCGGCATCAAAGGGTCTCCCGATCTCTGCTTTTCCCGGTCAGGATCATCAGGCATACATCCAAGTCTTCACAGCATTCATGCAAGACCCCAGCCTCGGCCAGAACAAGATTCTTCAAAGCATAGGTCCATTACTACAGGCTGCTATCAGGGATCACATGATGATGCAATATCAGGAGACCATGAGCGGTCTCATGAATGAAGCCGGTGCCGCCCAGCAAAATCCAGATGTCATGCCCGAGATCATGGCCGAGGCCGCACAACAGATCCTGAATGCTAACCAGCAGCTCGGTCAGTACCAGAGTCTGGAACAGCAGCAATTAGCCCTAGAGTCCAGAAGTCTTGAGCTAAAGGAAAAGAGCTTAGATCAGGACAACGCAAAAGAGATGGCCGACCTCTCCCTGAAGAAACAGGAACTCGACATCCGCCGCCGTGGTCAGGACATCGACGCAGCAAAAGACATCGGTGTCAACACAATCCGAAACAAGGAAGCCGATAACAAAAAGGACATCATGCTCCAGAAATTCCTCTTGGAAGGACTCGGCAAGATGCGAGACATTAACAAAGCAGAGACCAAAGGATTTGCCGACGGCGGAGCCGCAGAAATCAAAGGGTATGAACCCGGAGGAATGGTAAACTTTGACGATGTCATTGCCTTGATCAATAGCTACGAGATGCCTAGATACACCCCATCACAGGAAGAAATCGATACAACGGTCGCAGAAATGCGTAATCCTACGACTGATGAACCTTCTATGACACAGACCGATATGTTCAAGATTATGCAGGACAACAAAAGATCACAGCTCCCTGAAACCCCAGATATTAATGTATCAGGATTAAAAGCAGACGATGTCATTGACTTGGTCAATAGCTACGAGATGCCTAGATACACCCCATCACAGGAAGAAATCGATGCAACGGTCGCAGAAATGCGTAATCCTACGACTGCAGAACCCATGGTATCCGAGATTCTGTCAGAAGAAGTAGAACCCACCACGGCACCTCAGATTATTCCAGAAGTAGCAGAACCTACACCCACGACGTTCACAGAAACATTAAGTGATTCACTGGGATTGCCTCCTTTGCCACGGGAAAAACCTAATTTTCCTAGACTCAGTGAGGCAAACTCAGACTTAGGGGGCATGTCTCTTGTGGACCGTGTGATCTGGCAGGAGAGCAAAAACAATCCGTATGCCGTTAGTGGTGCCGGAGCGGCTGGCCTTATGCAGATCATGAAGACTACAATGGAGGACCCCGGCGATGGATATGGTATCACACCCATGGATTGGGAAGACCGCTTTGATCCAGAGAAAAGCCGGAGATTCGGGTCAGAGTATCTGGAAGCTATGCTGAACAAATACAACGGAGACATAGAGCTTGCCCTCATCGCCTATAACGCAGGGATGGGTCGAGCCGATGATTTCATTGAATCTGGCCGTGACTACGAGCCCTTCTATGGCTACACTGATGAAGCCGGTGTCTACCATCCCGGCTGGGCAGATGAAACCGAGGACTACGTTAAAAATATCATGGGCGAGCAGTCCATCACTGAACTTCCCCCTATGACAGAGTTACGTACACCCCCTCTTCCGACGGAAAAGAGAATACCCCAAAACCTAGAAGACTCAGATACATAGGAAAGTAACATAGATGCCTTGGCGTAATGTAGGAAATGTGGTACAAAAGAAAGTAGGCGGTAAATGGAAGAAACATGCCAAGGCTTCTTCTGTTGATAACGCCAAAAAAATGATCCGCCGTCTTTACCAAGTCGAGCGGAAAACGACAAAAGGATAATAGGTATTATGAAAGGCAAAATGAGTAAGGGTCCCGGTAAACTGGCACCGAGTCAGGATTGGTCCACCCTTCCATCTTCAGAGTGGACGGAGCGAGCACATGTTGCTGTCTTACGTGGAGATCCCTCCAGCGATTACAAGGCAAACGTAACGCCAACCATGGCAAATCTTTCCTCGTACACGGCAAAGGCCAGCCGAAGAAAGTAATCCACACTGTTTGAAGACCTAAAATCCGAGATTCGGCAGGAAATTGATGGTGTCCAGTCGAGTCTGTCCAAAGGTGTTTGCGAAACTTATGCAGAGTATCAGCGCATGGTAGGAATGATCCACGGCTTAGAGTTGGTCATTTCAAAGTGTTCTGATATTGAGAGAAGACTCACCCAATATGACGAGGAAGAATTTTAACCACCATGTTTGAACCAGAACTAAGCCGATCCATGTTAAATGATGACTGGCTCTCAGAGTCAACTATCCCAGATCCAGAACCACTCCCAAAGATCCCCGGCTATCGCCTCCTGATCCGCCCTGTGCCGATCAGGGCAAAGACAAAGGGTGGCATCATTCTCCCTGACAAGGCCAAGGATGACATGAAGTACCTGTCAACGGTGGGCCGTGTTCTCTCCGTGGGAGACTTGGCCTATGAAGACAAGGACAAGTTCCCAAAGGGAGCATGGTGTAAACCCGGGGACTATGTTTGCTACGGTAAGCACACAGGTGCTAAGTTCTTATACAAGGGTGTCAGACTAATTATCTGCTATGATGATGAAATCACCATGGTGGTAGAAGATCCTTCAAGTCTTGACCCAATGTTTAATCTATCTAACTAAGTACCCAGAGACACAAAGGCGTAATTCGATTGATTCGCCCCCAACGGTGACCCTAAGGTCACAGGAGAAAAGATAAAAATGTCCGAAGAAAACGAAGACGGTTGGTCAACCATCAACACCAGCCCCGACAATAAGAAAGAAGCCCCCCCTGTAATTGAATTCGAAGATAGCAAGGGTGATCCTATTGCCCCTCCAGAATCCACGCAAGTTGAGCTTGAGTTTGTGGAAAAAGACCCGACCACCACCACCCCCCCGGAATCACAGGAGCCCGAAGAACTACAGGGCATCAACACCAAGGGTGCTGAGAAAAGAATCAGAAAACTGGTGGCACAGCGAAAAGAACGTGATGAACAGCTCACGCTTGCCATGGATAAGATCAGGTATCTTGAAGGCGCTTTGTCCGACAAGGACAAGAACATCACTGATTATCAGAGACAGTCCGTTGATTCAAAGAAGGACGAGATCCAACGCCGTGTAGAAACGGCAAAAGCATCTTTCTCCCGGGCCTTTGACGACGGAGACAAGGACACTCTTGTAAAGTCGCAGTCTGATCTATCAGAAGCTCAGGCTGAACTCAAAATGCTTGAGTACGCTGTTCTAATGAATCAGAGCCGTGGTACTACACAAACAGATGTCTCACAGCCTCAGGCAACACCTCAGCGTCCCACAGAGCCGCAGAAGTTTGACGAGGGTGCAGTTTAATGGGCAGAGAAGAACGAATGGTTTGGCAAGGACAAGATCGGTACAACCATCGCCTTGGCCATGGATCAGTCTTTGAAAGAAGAAGGCTTTGATCCAAGAGATGACGACTTTTATGAGGAGCTGGACAAGAGATTGTCAACAGAGCTTCCCGCAAGGCTTCGTCCCGGTGGTGGGGACGTAAAAACTAACACCCAAGTAGTAGCCGGTCAATCACGCAGACAGGCAACCTCAAATAAAGTTAGATTGACACAAGCTGATGTCAGTCTTGCCAAGAAATGGGGCCTTACTCTTGAAAGGTATGCAGCCGAAAAGAAGAAAGCAGAGCGATCTGCCGGTGACTATACCTTGATTAACGGATAGCGTGGGAGAGACACAACATGGCACGAGTAGTAGAAAAGAAATCAAGAACCGATAGCGAGCGAGACAGGGATTCACGTCTACATACAAAAGAGCGTCCCAACTGGCTAGACATCCCGGAGCATGTGATCAACACGTTTGATGACAAAGGCTTTGCCCTAAAATGGGTCCGGATTTCAGTCAGAGGCGAAGAGGACACCAAGAACATCGGTGTCCGCCTTAACGAAGGTTGGGAATTTGTGACGGAAGAAGAATGTCCTGATATGGCTCGTAATTTCAAAGGTCTTGATCACGGTCGTCTTTCTGGTTGTATTATTCGTGGGGATGTAGCCCTTGCAAAAATGCCCCACGAGCTGAGAGAAGACCGAATTTTTAGAGCCAACGAACGTACAAGAATGCTCAACGAAGCTGTGAATAACAACCTCATGCGAGATAACGATTCACGGGCTCCTATTACTAATGCAAGCAAATCAAGGGCAAGGACAGGCAGGTCCGCTCATTTCGATGGGTAAGACACTGTCACTCAGAGCTATCAAGGAGGAAATTTAATGGCTTTGAATAAAGGTTTAAATGGCCTAGTCCCTGCTAGAATGCGAGGCTCGGGTGCCAACTCAGGTGGCACCACCCGCTATCGTATCGCCAACACTTTCGGTTCAAGCATCTTCTCAGGAGATGTCGTAAAGCTAGGCTCATCAGGGACTGTTGAGGTCATCACCACGACTACTGATCACGTTCTCGGAACCTTCCAAGGTTGCGAATACGTCGATCCCGTTAGCAGACAGCCAATTTTCGGTCGTTACTGGCCTGCCAGTACATCGTCTGTTGACGGAACCCCTTTTGCAATCGTCAATGACGATCCTGCAACTACCTATCTCATTCAGGCTGACGCCACTGTCACCCTTGGTGATGTGGGTATTAACTACACCGTCACACTAGGTGCGGGCTCAACCATGACTGGCCGTTCTGGCTTTGGTCTAAAGGTTGCTGGCCGTGCTACTGCTTCTGCAATGCTACAGGTAATCGGGCTTTCTAATGTCCCCGATAACGCCTTTGGTGATGCGAATCCAAAAGTTGAAGTCCGTCTCGTCCAGCATGTCGATTCGTACACTTCAGCAGCACAAAGCTAAGGGAGGTATAGAACATGGCTATTAATCGTGCGGATATCGCCAAGCAACTACTTCCCGGCCTGAATGCAATTTTCGGCCTAGAGTATGCAGCAGTTGATGAAGAGGATCGTCCTCTATTCGACATGGAAAACTCTGATCGTGCATTTGAGGAAGAAGTGCTTATGACTGGCTTTGGCGCAGCCCCAACTAAAGCTGAAGGTGCAGCAGTTGTTTATGATACCGCTCAGGAATCATGGACTTCCCGCTACACCGCTGAGACTGTTGCCCTTGCTTTCGCCGTCACGGAAGAAGCAATGGAAGACAATCTCTATGACACGTTCGCAAAGGTCAGGGCTCGTGCCTTGGCCCGAGCAATGGCTCAGACCAAGCAGGTCAAGGCCGCTAACGTGTACAACAACGGTTTCACTGCTGGCTATGTCGGTGGTGATGGTGTCGTGCTGTTCTCAGCCGCCCATCCCACTGTCGGCGATGGCAATCAGTCAAACCTAGAGACTGCCGCTGATCTATCAGAAGGCACCCTCGAAACCGCAATCATCAACACTCATAAGATCAAGGATGATCGTGGTATCTTCATCGGTGCTTCCCCAGTCTCACTCCACGTGGCCCCGGATGGCCAGTTCGATGCAGATCGAATCCTTGCTTCTCCGGGTCGGCCCAACACAGATTTGAACGACATCAACGCCGTTCGTAATCTGGGCCTCATTCCTAACGGCTACTATGTCAACCGTCGTTTCACCGACGCAGACGCATGGTTCCTACGGAACGACTGTCCCAATGGTACAAAGATGTTCATGCGAGCACCTCTTGCCACGAAGATGGAGCCAGACTTTGACACCGGTAACCTTCGCTTCAAGGCCCGTGAGCGTTATAGCTTTGGCTGGAGTGACTGGCGTCAGTGGCGAGGCAACAAGGGCGTCTAATAAACCCTTGTTAAATCTCGTACACTAAGATTAGGGGGAATTCCAGTTGGAGTTCCCCCTTTTTCTGTTTATACTCAGGGGAACAAAGGATTAATTAATCATGGCAACAAATGTAAAAGCCTACTATGTCAGCGCCTCGACAACTCTTACAGATGCGGGCGGAAGACTTCGTGGTCTCAATATCGTAGGTAACGGGACAGCAGCTTTGGGAAAGGTTGTTCTCAGAGAGGGCGGTCAGACCGACGGCAACATTGTTCTAGAGGCCCCCACAATGACCAACGGAAGTAATGACATTTTCGTACCAGAGAGCGGCATCCGTTTCAACGATGGACTCTACATCGCTGTCCCAACCTCGGTACACGCCCTAGTATTAGTAGGCTAAGTAGATGGCAAAAATGCCTAGCCTTTCAGTTAAACGTGGGGAAAAACTATCCACTTCCAAAGGTGCGGGTCTGACAGAAAAAGGCGTGGCAAAGTATCGCCGTGCCAACCCCGGATCTAAACTTAAAACTGCGGTGACTGAAAAGAAACCTTCCGGGTCACGGGCAAAACGAAGAAAAAGCTACTGCGCAAGATCTGAGGGTCAGAAGAAAATGCACAACATTGACTGCTCAAAAACCCCTAAGAAAAGAATCTGTGCAGCCAGAAAAAGATGGAGATGCAACTAATGAGTATGCCTACGATCACAGTCATTATCGAAAACGGACCAGAACAGTATGAAGAACAGGAAGTTGAAATCTATTGCCCCACGGCAACCCAAGATGAGACCCTAAACGAAGCCAATAAAGAAGCTGCTATTCAGGATCATTCTTACGGACCCACAGACATCTCCGATAAGCGATGTGGAAACTGTGGTTACTTTAACATGACCAAGGCAATGCTCGATTGTATCGGCGACACCATGGAAGAAGACGTTGTGAGCGAAGCATCACATGGCTACTGTCAACTGTTTCATTTTAATTGTCTCGCAAAAAACGTATGTGATTCTTGGATGAAGGGTGGTCCAATCACTGACCACATCGAGGAACCACAGGATGACGAAACAATGCTAGGCAAAAGGTTTATCTAACGGTGACCGTAGGATCACAATCACCATGTCAGTAATATCTAGATCCAGCGTATCAAAGCAGCTAGTCTCTGGAAAGAGGAAGAAACCCTCTTATAAAAAAGGCGGTGCTGTCTCTCGTGTGAACGAGGCAGGCAACTATACAAAACCGGGAATGCGTAAGAAAATTTTTGAAAGAATAAAAGCCGGTAACAAGGGCGGACGTTCAGGACAGTGGTCCGCAAGAAAAGCTCAGATGCTGGCTCGACAATATAAAAAGGAAGGCGGGGGCTACAAGTAATGCCTCTTAAAAAATCTCAAAAAAGTTTAAAGAACTGGACGAATCAGAACTGGCGAACAAAATCTGGTAAGCCTTCGACACAAGGTGCAGACGCAACCGGGGAAAGATATCTCCCCGAAAAAGCTATTAAGTCTCTTAGTTCCTCTGAGTATGCTGCAACCACTCGGGCAAAGCGAAAGGGAACAAAAGCAGGAAAACAAGTGGTCAAACAACCAAGACGTATAGCAGCAAAAACAGCTAGATTTAGAAAGGCATAATCCTATCATGACAACATCAGGCACTACCACATTCAACATGGACATCGATGAGATTATCGATGAAGCTTTGGACATGATCGGCGGCGAATCAGATCTTGGCAAGGAGCCCAGATCAGCCCGACGCAGTCTAAACCTGATTCTCACGGACTGGCAGAACCGTGGCATCCTCCTATGGAAGACCGGGCTCGGAACCACGACCACCGTTGAAGGCCAGACGAGCTACGATCTTGATCAGGACATCATCGACATCACCGAAGCCTCGATCAGACGCTCCGGCACGGACATCGAACTAACCAGAATTTCCATGGACAACTACCAAGAGCTTCCAAACAAGAGCACACAAGGAAGACCAAACCAGTACGCTGTCCACAGGAAGCGTGACAACATCGAGGTCTACCTCTGGCCCGTCCCGGAAAATTCCACGGACGTTTTCAGATACTGGAACGTCAGCAGATACGAAGACTTCACAAAATCCGTGGACACCGCCGACGTGCCTTTCCGTTTTCTCCCGTGTCTTATTTACGCCTTGGCCTACTATATGTCGATCAAGCGCCCCGGTGTACCCGGTGACAGGGTTGCTTTCTTAAAACAGGTCTATGAAGAAGCCCTACAGAACGCCATGCAAGAGGACAGACAACGTGCCCCATTCAGGGCCATCCCCCGTTTCAGGGTCGTGGTCTAGACCATCATGGCAGTCAGAAAATCCCCATGGTTCATCAGCGACAGATCCGGTTTCAGGTTCCCCTATGATCAGCGGGTAAAGGAGCAGGGCACTGGAATGGTTGTCCACTTCTCAGAAAGCGATGGCGCTTTTGATCTCAAGAACCATCCACAAAACCAAGCACCACGTATTGGACCAATCCGTATTCTCAGGGATGCCCGGACTGAGACACCTGTTTCTGTTAACCCACTTGTATGGAATCCATCAATGACAACGTTTGTCTCAAATCTTAACATAGTGGTATCATTAAGCAGAATCACGGGCACAGTGCAGTGTGGTACTGTAACCATCGGGAGTTAAAACTAATCATGGCTATCTCACAGGGAATGAGCATCTCTTTCAAGAAACAGGTTCTATTAGGCGATCAGGATTTTGACGCCGATACTTTCAAGCTCGCCTTATTCACAGACGCAGCATCTTTAAGCTCTGGCACCGCAGTCTACAGTACATCAGCAGAGGTCAGTGGTACCGGCTACACAGCCGGTGGTAACACCCTAAACATTGTTGACGTTACAGTAGACGGCTCTGTAGGAATTGTTGATGTAAGCAATACGGCATGGACCACTGCAACTTTTACTGCCCGGGGCGGACTGATCTATAACTCGTCCCAGTCAAACTCAACGGTTGCTGTCCTTGATTTCGGTGGTAACAAGTCTGTAGAAAATGGTACCTTCACAATTCAATTCCCAGCCGCTGCTGCTGCCACAGCCATTATCCGTCTAGTATAAAAAGGGAGTCTGGCAAGCATGGCTCTCGTTGTCAAAGACAGAGTAAAGCAAGATACGACAACCACAGGACCGGGCTCTGTTACGCTCAGTGGTTCGTAGACGGG